GCTTGATATTACAATGGATGAATTGAAAATCATTCCAAAAGATTTGTATGATAAAAAGATAAATAGAGTTAAGCAGAAAACGGTAGGTAAGTTAATCGTTAAAGAGTATCCAACTGCAGCTGCAGGAAGTGCTAACTTTAGACATCTAATTAATGAGTTAAAGATTAAGCGTAACTTTGTTCCTGATATTATCTACATTGATTATTTGAATATCTGTTCTTCCTCAAGACTAAAGCTCAGTTCCTCTGTAAATTCCTATACTCTTGTTAAGGCAATCGCAGAAGAATTAAGAGGTCTTGCAGTTGAAAACAATGTACCTATTGTTTCTGCAACTCAGGTAAACAGAAGTGGTTTCACTGATTCTGATTTTGGTATTGAAAATACTTCTGAGAGTTTTGGTTTGCCAGCAACAGCTGATTTTATGGTTGGATTAATTTCAACTGAAGAATTAGCAGGGCTCAATCAAATTATGGTTAAGCAGTTAAAGAATAGGTATGGTGATCCAAATATTAATAAAAGGTTTGTCGTTGGGATTGATCGCAGCAAGATGAGATTATATGACGTAGAACAGGAAGCTCAAACATTAACAAATGATGATATATCGGTTTTCGATAATTCTAAGTTTGGTCATGAAGATAATGAAAGGAGCAGCCCAAAAAAGAAATTTAACAAAAAAATGTTTGATGGGTTTAAGTAAATGAAAAAATTAGAACTTTGGTTATTTAAAAAATTGATTAGAAGAAAAATACATCAAGGTTCTGTACCTGAAATATACAAAATTGTATATGAAGTTTCTTTAAAAGAATATAATAAAGAAAAATCATATACAATACAAAACTATCTAACCGAATGCTTTCACAAATCTTTCTGGAAATAATGTGGAGAAACATGATGAACTATAGTATTGTTAATGTTGACGATATGTTTGCTGTCAAGGAAACTGCAACGGAACAGATTATTAAGACTTTCAAGACAAAAGAAAAGGCTCGTAAGTTAATGAAGCATTTAAATCTTGGTGGTGGATTTGATGCATGGACTCCAACTTTTATTGTTCGTAAAATCAAGTAAAATATAAATAAGCAAAGAGTTTAAATGTTTGAGTAGTAATACTCAAGAGGCAATGCGCATTTTGGATAATTTGCACGGAATAGCTGGGACCAACAGTGGGGTTCTGCCCAGCACATTTAAGCTGTTTTAAAGGTGGAGCATGCTCCACCTTTTTTATTTTATAAATAGTTAAAAACAAACGGAACTTTTTATATGATAAAATTCAAAGAACTAATTCTTGAAAACGTAAAAGAGCCAAATCCAAGAGCAATACATTATTTTGATTTGGACGATACTTTATTTTCACATGATAATCATAAATTGCGCGTTCATGTTTTAGATCAACATGGTAGAAGAGTTCGTTCTCTGACAAATCAAGAATATAATACGCACCAATTGCCTGATAATCATTCATATGATTATAGAGAATTTCGTAATTCTGATTTGTTTGGAGAAACAGCCAAACCAATTAAAAAAACATTATCAAAGCTTAAAGCTTTACAAAAAAACGGACATAAAGTTGAGATATTAACTGCCAGACAAGACCTAGATGACAAAGATCGTTTTGCTCATCATATGAAAAAATTCGGCGTTGATATAGATCAAGTTCATGTAAGAAGAGCAGGTAATTTACCAGGCAAGACTCCTGATGCAAAAGCCTCTGTTGTTCGTGATGCAATTAATAGAAACGGTCATAACGAAGTTCATTTGTATGACGACTCTCATGAAAATTTAAATAAATTTTTAAGTTTGAAACGTGAACATCCAGAAGTAGAGTTTAACGCTCATCATGTTGAACATGATCCAGAAACTGGAAAAGTTGCAATTACTACAAGGAAAGTATAATGTTAAAATTTTCTGATTATTTGATAGAAAGTATATATGATAGTTTAGAAGGCGCTCGGAGCGACGAGACAGAAAGGCATAGAAAACAATATTATGATGATAGCACACCAGAAAGTATTTTTCATGTTTTAAATGGTAGATATCTTCTAGACAGAGATAGAACCGATCTTGATGATAAATTCAAAAAAGGCGAAGAAATAAAATTACAATCTATAGCGAAGGTTCATGATAAAAATGGAGTTGTAAGATATCATGGTATAACCGACAAAGGTGTTGCTATTCCAATGAGTCATTTTAAAAAGCCTCCTATCGGAAGAGCAGGAAAGAATCAACAAAAATTAGAACAAGAACAAATTAACAATTTACATGGTGCTATACAAAAAAAATTACAAGCAACGGGTAACAAAACTATAAAAATTAAAACTGCTGACGGTAAAATACATGAAGTTGCTGGCGTAACTGCGCCAAAAAACACAGGTTGGCCAAAAGCAGATGCGTATTTATATGGCGAAAATGGCGAACCTCTACATTGGATGTCTTTAAAGGGTGATAGTTTTCAACAGTGGGGTGGTTATAAAGGATTGGACGAACATCCTGTTATGCGAGAAGCTATTGAAAAATTTCAAAAAATTAAAAATAGTTTAAATCCTAATGAAAAATATTTACCAAGAGCGTCTGCATATCATTTTAAATTAGACGCAAATAATCCTATGCATAGAGAACTTTTATTAAAATCTATGTATGGTATAGATCGCGGCAAAGAATATGGGCCAAATAATGTTAATGCAATTTATAGCGGTAATACAGTTTATCTAAAAAAACATCCAACGGAAGATTATTACGAACTTCATCCAAACGCTCTTTACATTAATAGAAATGATGATAAATCTGATGTTTCCGATGCTAAAGTGTTGCTAACTAACAGAGCAGGACTAAATCAAAAAGGAACTGGTGGTAGAATTATGGTAACGCATAGTGGTAATGTTGCTAATTCAAGAGATGTTAACAACATACAACCTTCGCCGTCTGCAACTATACCAAAACAACAAAACCCAACAACACCGCCACTAAATAATGATGGTACTCATGGAGGACCAATATTTAAAGGACCAACAGATGCATAATTTTTTACAATACTTGACAGAAGCTGAAGAACAAGAAAAAGGCAAAGCATTAAAACATTTAACACATGTTGAGGATTATGTAATACATGGAGGTCATGAAGGTGTTGCAACTGCAGATCATCACCTCCAATCATTACACAATATGTTGCTTGGTAAAAATGCACCAGTTCATGTATCAACTAAATGGGACGGTGCACCGTCAGTAGTTTTTGGACAACACCCACAAACAGGTCAATTTTTTGTTGCATCTAAATCTGTTTTTAATAAGACGCCGAAAATAAATTATACCGATGAAGATATTGAAGCCAATCATGGTCATGCTCCAGGGTTAGTTGAAAAACTAAAAGCGGCGCTACGTTATTTACCTTCAATTATGCCACGTAACGGCGGTGTATATCAAGGCGATTTACTTCATACAGAAGGCGATGCCAAAACAAAAGGCGGAATGACAAGTATAACGCCTAATACCATTACATATTCAGCCCCAGAAGAATCTGCTGAGGGTCAAAATATGCATAAAAAATTAGGAATTGTTGTACATACCAAATATTCAGGTCGCGGCGGTTTAGAAAATTTATCTGCTGGGCCTCTTGATGATAAAACAAGAGCTAAATTTGGCGAACATCCGGATGTTAATAATGTTGATCCAAGCGTCCAAGTTAATCCTTCTAACTATACTCCAGAAGAACAAAGACAATTTTTAGAGCATATGGAAAATGCTCGTAGATCTTATGGGAGAATGGCGCCCGAAGCTATGGATGCTATAGCAGGCCATGGAACTTCTTTAGAAGCTCATATCAATGATATGGTAAGAAAAAGTGGTGCTCCATCTGTCCAAGGTTATATAGATCATCTCACAGATAAACATAATAAAGAAATATCAAAATTAAAAACTCAAAAATCAATTGATCTAAGAAATCAGCAACATGAAGCTGTTATTAGGCATATTATTGAAAATCAAAAACATTTTAAAGATGCATTAGATTTACATGGTCATTTACAAAAAGCTAAAAACGTTTTGGTTGGCGTAATGGCTAAAAATAACCCTTATCATCATAGCGTTGCAGGGCAACCAACTGATCCAGAAGGCGCAGTTGTTGTTGATAAAAATGGTAATATGAGCAAGTTTGTAAATAGAGATGAATTTTCAAAATTAAATTTTCTAAAAGGCCAATTCCAAAAACAAAAAGCAGAAGAAAATGCTTAGATTTAAATATTTTTTCTTAAAAGAAGAACAGGAAGTACATCATGATATAACCTTTATGAGAGGCAATCCTATTCATATAGGACATCAAACAGTTGTAGATCAAGTTGTTAATTCCGCCGCCAATCATGGCGGCGGACATACTGTTTATTTAACTCGCTCTCATGACCATAAGAAAAACCCCTTGACGCCTGAACAAAAACTTCAATATGCTAAAATGGCATTTCCTAATGCTAATATTGAATTGACTTCTCCTGATGCTCCAACGATATTGCATCAAGCTTCGAAATTACATGGTCAAGGCGTTAACAATTTACATGTTCATGTTGGTTCTGATAGAGTTGAACAATTCAGACAATTACTTTCACATTATAATGGCCAAAGAGGAAATCATGGTTTTTATAAATTTGATAGTATCAATGTTTATCCAGTAGGATCAGAAAGAAGCGATGAAGATGAAGGAGTTGCAGGTGCATCAGCAACAGCAATGAGAGATGCTGCGCAAAGAGGAGACAGAGAATCTTTCTATGCTATGTCGCCAACAAATTTAACAGCAGATCAAAAAGAACAAATGTTACAAGACACAGCTGCAGGTATGGTTCCGCCGCCAAAGCCTGTAAAACAAGTTAAAGAAACCCCTATTAGGAAAAAATAACATGGCCACATTTAATTCTGCAAATGGTAGTTATCTATCAGGTAATAAGTCTTTATTTGAAACAATGACTTTGGCGATGCCAAATGGTTCAATTATAAGCAATACTAATCCTTTACCAGTATCTATTGGCGGAGCAAATATTTCATTCTCAGGAAGTAACGTTAACGTTACTTTTCCTTTAACACAAAATGTGTCATTTAGTAATCAATCTGTATACATAACAACAAATGTTGTTGCTCAAGTTAATAACTTACCATTAACACAAAATGTTTCATTTAGTAACCAAACGGTATATGTTACTAATGGTAATATTAATGTTGACAATTTTCCTTTAACACAAAATGTATCATTTAGTAATCAATCAGTATCAATTTATAATAGTAACAATACACCAATTAATAATACAAATCCAATTTCTACACAAGTTGTTTCAAATACAACAAACTATGTTTATACACAAGCTGCTCCAACTTGGTCAACAGACGCTCTATATAAACTTAGAATTTCTTCAACGTTAAATCAAAACTGGTTCGTTCCTGTTGTTGATGATGATATAACATTTAGATGGTCTCAACAATTAGTCGGTTCTCAATCAAGCAGTACATTTTTAGCTAATACATCAGAAATACAAATATCTAGTGGAAACACTGCTACTGGTTCAGCTATAAGACAAACGTTCAATAAATATAAAATTGTTCCTGGAACATCTCATACATTATATACAACAATTAACTTTGAAGCAAATACAACAGAATCAGGTGTTACAAGAAGGTCTGGCCTTTTTGATCAGAACAATGGTATATATTGGGAGCAAGGTTATGGAGTAGGTGCTGGTTCTGCTAATACACTTGCTGTTGTTGTAAGAAGAACACAGGCAAATGGCTTAATCACAGAAGATCGTATCTATGCTAATAATTTTAATACGGATAAATTAGATGGTACCGGTCCATCAGGTATGAATATATTTACTTCTGGATTAAACAAGTACTATACTTTCTGGTTTGACTTTATTGGTGGTAGAACAGGTCGTATTAGATTTGGTCTTGGTTCTCCTATTGGTCCACAAATATGCCATGTACAAAGTTACTCAGCGTCTCCAATAACAACTAACTTTATTAATGATAATAGTTTACCATTGAGAAGAGAAATATTTAATAATAGCGTACAAACAACTGCACCAACCTTTAACATGACAGGAATTTCTTTTCAATCTGAAGCTCCAGTATCATACAATCCTTCTCCAGCGTCAGCATATAATATCAATGGTTATGTACCATCAACATCCTTAGCTGCAATGATGACAATTGGATTGAGGGCTGGCGCTCCATATACTGGTTCTGATATAACTCCTGGATTGTTTTCAATTGTTGATATGAACAATCAAGGTAAAAATGCTTCACCGGGAACATATTTCTATCAAGTAATATATAATGCCAATGTTAATGGAACGTATGCATATGCAGGTAATTCATCTGTTTCAAATACAAATTTTGGTAGATCAAGTAAAATGTGGACTTGGTCAAACACATCAACAGTTTCTGGCGGATTAGTTTTGGTATCAGGATTTACTGAATCTGGTGTTGGAAGTCAGATATTTGATGGTATACCAGAAACTTTCAATCTTGGATCAGATTTAAATGGTAATCCTGCCACTCTTACAATAGCTATACAACAGTTAGCAGCCGGTGGTTCTGCCGCAAACGTAGTATGTTCGTGGAATGTATTAGAACAATTATAAAATATAAATAGTGTTGTTGGTGTAAGTCAGGCTACGGCAGACCTTACATGAATGGAAACCCCAAGGGAATCTCCAATGAATAAAAAGTTTAATACATTTGATACTCGGCCAATTGTTGTTGAACAAACAAGCGAGTCTGCCGTAGTTACACTAACAAATAAAGCAAAACTGTCGCTTTTAAAAAAATCAAAAAATTCAGGCATTTCATATCATATACTTGAACAAGTATATTCAAGAGGCTATTCTATTTGGAATGAAACATTTGATGGCACACCAGAACAATTTGCATTCGATCGTGTAAATTCATTTATATCAGGCGGTTTCGCATTACAATTAGACGAGGATTTAATGGACATTTCAGAAAGAAAAAGAGGTCTATGGGACAACATTCATGCTAAGAGAGAAAGAATTAAGCATGGATCAGGGGAACATATGCGCAAACCTGGACAAAAGGGAGCGCCAACACCAGAGGCCATTAGAGCAGCACAAAAAGAAGAAGTTGAAAACGCAGAAACAATTTCAACAAATTTTGAAGACCCAAGTGCAAGATTTGTTGGTTCCGATCAGTTGAGAAAAGTTTACGAACGTATGACTCCTGGTCAATCAGATAAAACAGAAAAAAGAATTAATACCATTAGAAAAACTGTCAATGAAAGTCTATATGAAAAATGTGAAAATTGCAATTGCATGAATGAAAATTGGCAAAATTCAAAGTATAAGAATCCATCAGGCGGTTTAACAAAGGCCGGTGTTATGGCATATCGTCGTGAACACCCCGGTTCAAAGTTAAAAACTGCAGTTACAACAGAACCATCAAAACTTAAAAAGGGTAGCAAAGCAGCAAATCGTCGTAAGTCATTTTGTGCCAGAATGTCTGGTATGAAGAAAAGATTAACTTCAGCAGAGACTGCTCGTGATCCAGATTCTAGAATTAACAAATCTCTTAGAAAGTGGAATTGTTAATGAAAACTTTTAAACAGTTTATAAAAGAACTTTCAGTTCCACTTGGAACTACAGGAAAAAGAGCAAAATGGAATCCGCCATTAGTTGGAATACGTATGGCGGATGGTTCTGTTAAAAAATTACCACCGGGCAAAAGCGGAAGTTCTGGTGGGGGCGGAAAGGAATAAGAAATGAAAGAATTAATTGAACAAATGAAAGTTTGTCATGCAACAAACTTTGCGTTTTTTGTCAAAGCACAAAATTTTCACTGGAACGTTGAGGGTCCAAGCTTTCCTCAGTATCATAAGTTTTTTGAAAAAATATATACGCTTGCCTTTGAGACAACTGATATTTTAGCTGAACAGATTCGCCAACTTGATTCATATGCGCCGGCAAGTTTTCAACGCTATACTTCATTATCAAAAATTGAAGATGAATTAAATATTCCATCTGCTATGAATATGA